GAAATAGTTTGGAACCCGTTCTCTGACCGAACTGGCCCGTTGAAGGTCGTGTTAGCCATTCAAGCCTCGCATACTAAAGCGCGTATCAGTCTGTATGCCGTCAGCCGGGACTGTCTGATACACGGGTTGACCCCGGAATACTATTGTTTTAACACACTTGCTACAAAAAAGAAAGGGGCCGAAGCCCCTTTCCTACCGCTATTACGCTCCCGGCGAACCGAAAGCGCCGAGCGGGTCCGACACCCCAAACGAATAACGCTCGCGGGCTTTATACCTAGCATTGCCAGTGTCAAAATCCGCGTCCATAGAAGTCTGCATCGGCGTACGCACAAAATGCTTCAGTCCATTGGGCACATCAGTCAACAGGAACCAAGCGTTGGTATCGGTCAGATAGTGATTGACCGTATAGCCCTCTGGAATCGAGTTCATCGATTTCAGTGCGTTGATGTCGTTATCCGCAGTCGAGACACGAAGCTCGGTCTCAAGCAGACGGGTTGCAACGAACATCAGGGCGGGGGGAACAACCAGCTTGCGGGGTTTAGCCGCAATCAGCAGTCCGCGCTCATCGGTCCAGCCAGCGATCTGAATAACAGCCGCCTCAAGCGAGGTTTCGTTAAGATCAGCAGCTACCGCGGGACGGTTGCTGTTGGTGCCACCCGAGACCAGCGGATGCGCGGTCGAGAACAGGCTGACGCCGTCGCCGTAGGTCACAGCGGAGCTAAAGCCATTGTTCAGGATTGCAGCAGCTTTCACCTGTTTGGTGTAAGCCATCGCACGGGCGAGCGCCTTGGTATAACGGCTTGAGAGCGAGTCATACAGGTTGTCTTCCATCGCCTCTTCGGTGATAGAAAAGCCCATAGCGATCGTCTCGTGGTTGTACCGAGCCGTCCAAGCTTCCTGAGCGTTGTCATACGCAAGGGCGGAACCCTCGTTTTTGACAGGCGCTGCAGAGAAACCGGAAAGCTTGGTTTCCTCTTCAAACGAACGCTCGGAGGTCTCAGCTTCAAAGATCTCCTTGTGCTCTTCGCCGTACCGTTTGTACTCCATACCGAACAGCGCATTCAGGCCCGGCAAGAGTTCCTTCAGTAGTTGTGCGCGTGAAATAGCCATGTCATAACTCCTTTAGGCCGTTGCCGTACCAGCGTAATACTCATGCTGGCCGAAGTTGAGCTTGACGAGAAGCTCGGGGAACTGGGTAAAGACCAGCGTGGCACTCGAAGCAAACGCCGTAACCGGAGCCTGATTCAAGATAAACGAGGTCGCACCAGCACTTGCTGCGGTATCGACAAACGAACCTGACGGGATGTACTGACCATTAGAGGCCAGCGAACCCACATCAGTGCCGACCGGCAGGGCAAAAGGCAGCGCCGAGCAGGTAACCGTAGCGGTCGAAATGCTCGTAAACGTCGCCGTACCCAGCGAAACCGCAGTCTCAGACACCAGACCAATAACACGGATCGGCAGCGAACTAGTCGTGGCCGGAGTGTCAGTCGGGGCTGCAAGAGCGTTTTTGCTATTGCCGGTGGAGGTGCTACCAGTATTGTTCAAACACGCAAGGTTTTGACCAATCATGGCGCGTGCGCCCGAAGCCATAGTCGTGCCCGAAGAGCAGACCGCAGCTTGGAACACCGTGTCCGGGTCGTCGCAAACATAAGCTTGGCAATCACCAGCCGCCGTAGAGGCAGGCCAGTACTGCGAAAAACGCTTCTGTTTGGTCGTCGGGTCGGTGTAGGTGCAGCCAAGGAAAATACCAACGAGGGTGCCAGCGGTACCGCTGGTGACGCTGATGCGTTCCAAGTTGCCACGCACAAGAGCGACAAAGTCGCCATAGAAGATATCAGTGGAATACGCGTAGTCAATGTTGTACATCCGCGTGGAGCCACTGAATACCTGACCACCGATCAGATTGATCGGCTTTAGGCCGTAGGGAGAATCAATCGTGGGGTAAGCCATTTAAGACTCCTAGATTATTGACCGCGTCCGAATGTCACCTTGGATTTTCTCTCTGCAAAGAGAGGCATCCTTGGATCATTCTCGCGCATGAAGTTGTTGTCTACAGAGTTGATCTGGGCATCGGCCTGCTCTTGATAATGAGCATTTCGATCCTCAACCAATTCTTTTGGGGCCTTACAAAGTAACAAACCACCAATCACTATGTTGTCGCGGAAACGTTCATTTTCTACGCTAGAAAGATGAACTTCCGGATGGTCCGTAGCTTTGACAGGTTCCCAGCCTTCTCGAAGTTTGAGAGAAACATTCATGGGATCCGCTTGTCCACGAGTACTAATACGAACCCAGTGAAACTCATATCCCGGTTCCGGATTTGGATTTGGCAATACATCTGGCCTTACCCAAGAACGACGCCGAGCAGTTTTTTCACGAGTCTCAAGTTCACGAGATTGACGGTTTTCAGCCATTTTGTTTCCTCATATCTTCAGCAACCTGTCGAGCGTATTGCTCGGGAGTAAGACCTAATCGTTTAGCAATCTTCACAGCACTCTCAGTCAACACGATCTTTTTGGGCGCAGTGGAACGAGACGCTGGAGCAACTACATTACGACGCGGCCTATCAGGCGATTTTCCTTCCAAACCAAATGAGTCTGGAAAGAGTGAACGCATACGAGCGTTGATACGCTCATAGTACTCATCACTTTGAGTATCTACACCTTCTCTGACAAGTTTTTGATGCAACCCCAATGCCAGACTTGTCATCTCATCGTCCGTTCCAAACCAAGGATTAGCTTTTTGCCAAGCCAAGGCTTTTTGATCCGCACGAGGCGCCGGGGCGTTAATTTCAGGTTGTACAGGAGTTTGTTCCTGTTGTAAAGGGGGAGGCTTGTAACTAGCCAATCGACTGACTTTTGACTGTACGTCCGTCAGTGCCAGCTGAGCCGACAAAAGTTTTTCAGAATCACCAGATTCATAAGCTTCTTTATAGGCGCGTTTGGCGACCTCAAGCTCTTGATTGACACGAGCTTTTGCTTGATCTAGCAATGCTGATTGCGTTTTGGTCGATTCTTGTTTAAGCCTTTCGTTTTCTTGCAACAACTGTTGCGCAGCTCGAATCGCCTCTTCTTTTTCTCGAAGAGCAGATTCTGCTTTACGCCGTTCATCATGGTATCCCTTAGAAAAGTGCTGAATCCTTTTGCGCACCTTTTCTGAATACTCACCTAGTTCGTCATCGGTTACTTCAGCCGGAGGCTCCGATGGGGCCCGATTACGATCTTGTGGCGGCGTATCGTCAACAATTTCAATTTCAATTTCTGAGTTACTTTCCGGTTCTGCGGACGCAACTGTTTCTTCTTCAACTACCGCTTTATCCGGGTCCGGAAATTCATATTCAACTTTTTCAATAGGCATGGCAATCCTTTCGCAAGGTGATTAACTCACCTGTAAATGGGTCAAGCTCGCGTAACACCTCGAGGATCGGCAACTACCGCCTCAATAGAGTCGTCATTTAGTAACCGATATTCTTGATTGTTCACCCTAAATCGAGTGCCAGAATTCGGTCTAAACATCACAAAATCACCAACTTGGCACCAAGGTCCATTTGGGAACCTCTCTTTGTCGGCATAAGCCTGTTCGCCCATGTCTATGACAGCACCCATCATAGACAGCACCATTTCGGCATGCTTGGTTTGATCAGCTTTGACTAACCCAGAATCATATTCATCCTCTACTTGTGGTAGTGCAATGAGCAATCTATACCCTACCGGTTTAGGAAGTTGTGCTTCAAATTCATTTTCATTCATCGCTTTCATCCATGAAGTTTTGCGCAAGGTCATTGATTTCTCGCAGTGCTAGGTCAAGACCTCGAATGATCCCGCACTGATTTTGATACAGGGCATAGTCTGCCGCTCTACCACTCGCTAAAAAGTCAGTATGTGACTTTTTGTGATCTTCTAACTTTTCCTGCAGCACATCATAGATGGTTTTAGCCATTTATCACCTGTTTCGGGTTTGTCCTGCAAGCATCTTGATAATCTCAAGCTGCGTTTTTTGCTCTTGCTGCTGAGCTTTGTTTTGCATGTTGGTGCCCTCTCTTTGGGCATCCACCATGACTTTTTGCTCTTCAATGTTTACCTTACGATTTGCAATTTGAATATCTGCTTGATCTTTGGCCGCTTTGCGTTGGATATCCGCTTGTTTCACTTGCAACTCAGCTTGCTGCAGCTGGAAAACTGGATCCTGTGCTTGTTGTTGCGCCTGCTGCTGTGCCGCTTGAGATTGATGCATCTGTTGCAACTGAACGCCAGCTTGCGCTATCAATCTTGAAATCTCAACTTCTAGTTCCTCGGGAATCTCTTGATCCGGTGCGGGTAGTTGCACACCTAGTCTTTCTTCCAACTGCTTACGATATACAAATCCTAAATGCTCAGCTATGTGTGCTTGCAATGCACCCATAATCTGTTGTGCCATAGGATTCTGACCAATTGATTGCATGATCATTGGATCTTGCATAAACGATTGGTGTGTAGCGATATGAGCATCGTGATCTTGATAGATAAACGCTTTGACAGGTTTGCCCACCAAAACACCCATGTTTTCAGACATGGGATCCCGCGGCTTTTGATCGTCAGCCAACGGAATAATTTTGTCAGAATTTTTTACCCCCAACACCTCTAACATCTGTCTATGCAAATAAGGCAAGTTATAAATTTGCGGCGCCGTCGCTGCCATTTGTAAGGCGGCTTGATATTGCACTACCCGCTGCGCCATCGTAGTCGCGTTGGGATCGCTGACAGGTATGACTTCGACAACCGCATAATCTTCCTGACGCGCTCTTCTATCTACACCTTCAGGAATGTAGTCATACGGCTCATTTGCATAATCAGCAATGATTTCTTTTAGGAGCTTAAACTCCTGTTTCATAGCAAAATGAACCCTAGCCTGCACCGCAGCCATAGGTTTCAATGTTCTTTCTAAGAGCGCCAAAGTCGTTCCAACTGGAGCATTAGCACTCATATCGCTAATGTTCATGTCGCTAATTGCGCCCAGTCGCCGACCTTCTTCCGTAATCTTGTTGAGGAGCGCCGCTAAAGTTTGGCTCGGTTCTTTATAGGGCAACGTCATTATGTTGTCCCGAACCGTACCACTCGGCACATCTACATCTCGGAACTCTCCCGGCGCTATCGGAGTGTCATCGCCTTTGATCCTCAACCCACGGCTCTTCAAACCACCGGGAAGATTAGAGAGCGTACCCGCATCCACTAACTGTCTGATAATTGAGGTACCCGCTCGAGCGTATCCACCAATGATGTGAATCAACCCCAACCCATAGAAACCAAATCCGGGTACATAGATGTAATGTACAAAATGCTGTCTCTTCAACTGTCGCGTATCAGTCGGATCCCAGTTCCTTCTAATTGACAACACCTCGTTTGTACCCTTTACAACCGTCACCACATACGGCTTGGGAATGTCGTCTTCGTCATCAATCCCATCAATATTCATGTATGCGTGAATTTCATATAACGCATACCTGTCATCTGAAGTTAGGGTGTATCCACCCTCTTCAGCTTTCTTTTTCTCAATGTCTGAGAAGAACGCTACAGGTTCTCCAAGATCAATGTCTCGATAAAAACCATCTGCCTGCAGCTTCTTCAACTCTGTTTTGGTTTTACGCATGACATGCGTAATACGCTCAGCCGTGTCAATATGCGATGCACCATACGGCACAATCACATCCTCAGCTGAGATGTACATCGACACCTGTCGTTCTAGAATTGGATCGTAGTACACCTTTTTAAATGCAGACCCAGCCAATCCAAGGCTGTACAACATTCGTTCGTGTTCCGATCGATATTCAACCATTCGTTCGGTCAACTGATAATTCATATCAGCACGAACCCGATTGGCAGACTCCTCTTTCTGCGGCGTCATTTCTCCAACAATCTTGGTCTTCACCGGACCCTGAGCAGGGAACGTCTCGCTCATCGTCTCGGCTTGAAAACGAATTACCGCCTCAGCCAAAACCGTTGAATACACTCCACACGCATCATCCCAAGGTTCAGTACGATCTTCATACTTAAACCCAAGAACATCTAATCCTTTTACATATGTATCTGACCACTCTTTCCTAGCGTTAACATCACTCTCAACTTCTCCTACCAATTCACCAGACAAATTTTGTAACGCCCCCTCATCTAAAAACTCAGCAATGTTGGCGTCAAAATCCATCTCGTCCGGACCATCAGGAACAATCGTTATCTCCATACTTCCATCAGATAACGTCACCGATTCCGGATTTTCAATCTCAATTTCCAAAGCCGGACCCTCGGTAAACTCTATCGGAGTCATCGCTTTATCTATGTTTGTAGCCATGTTTGCCCTCAATAATAGGCCCGTCGCCTACGAAAATACGTCTGCTCGTCCGCTTCATCAGTGTCTAACCTGACAAATCCACCTTGCCTAAAACGAATCAACGCCTGTGTAGTCGAATCCACCAAGTCATCATGCGGACTATTCGGGAACGCAGCCATCTGCTCAATCACCTCGTCCGCCCAACGCTTATGCGGCGCCCACACTTTACCAGACCGAAATAGATCCGTCACAGAATTAATACGCACAAACTTATCATTCCCCCTCACCGGAGTGTATTCACTCACCGGAATACCCATCCGCCGCAATTCAAATATCAACGGACTCCCAGCTGCCTTGGCTTCCACAATACACGCATCCGGCTCCCATTCCTTGTACTTGTCATAAGCCTTCTGCTTCAACTCGGGAAACTCTAACCGGTCTTCTACCGCATCCAACAAAATTATGTTCGGCTCCACCTCATCCTTGTAAAACACACCCCACGTCGTGCAAGCCGAATAGTCACTGCGCTCGTTTTTCGTAAACGCCGTATCCCAACTCTGAATCAAAAAATCACAGGGCGGCGGATCATCATGCTCCCACCTCTGCCACCACTCCCGCTTCACTAATGCCCCCTCCTCCGCAGTAGGCAACTGCTGATACTGCGCACTCCACTTGGAGATCGGCAACTCCTCCTTTAACGCCTCTAACTCCTCAATACTCCAAAACTCAGGCCATAACGGCTTACCACTCGGCATAATCGCCGGCAACTCAATCACATCCCACTCATCCGCCCTGTCCCGAGACTGAGAATCCTTAATAATCCTCCCAGTCAAATCTTGATTCGCCCACCTCGTCATCACCACTACAATCGCACCACCCGGCTGTAACCTCTGTCTAGGCCCAGACGTATACCACTCGTACACCTTGTCAAAAATCTCCGGATTGTGCGCCGCTAACGCAGCCTCCTGCTCAGAATGCGGATCATCAATAATCAATAAGTCCGCACCCTTCCCCGTCACCGTCCCCCCAACCCCAATAGCAAAATACTCACCCCCACGGTTCGTCGCCCACCTCCCAGCCGCCTTACTGTCCTGCCTCAAACTTACACCGGGAAATACCCTCCCATACACATCACTACTCACCAAATTCCGTACCTTCCTGCCAAATCCAACCGCCAATTCCGCCGTGTTCGAGGTCTGTATCACCTTCTTCTCCGGCGCCCTCCCCAAAAACCAACTCGGCAACAAATAACTAGCAAATTCACTCTTCGTATGCCGCGGCGGCATGTTAATAATCAACCTCTTTAACTTCCCCTCCGCTATCAACTCAAACTTCTTCGCCATCAACGCATGATGCCGACCCATCACAAAACTCGGCCACATCATCCTCACATAATCCATAAAACCCGCCTGCGCCTTCTCCCTCTCCAACGCCGATCGATACTCCCCTATCTGCTCTAATAACTTCTGATACTCCGATGGATCTAACTTATCTATTAATTTCTCTAATTGTTGCATCGCAGCACACTCTCAAAGTGCCAAAATTTCCCGGCTTAATACATCTACTATTTGTGCATTGCAGTAATTTTGATAACTAGTTATCAAAAATAACCCATACCCGCACTCAACCATTTTGATAACCATTATCAAACCTACTCCAGAAACCTAAAATTAATGTACGTCGGCCTCACCGTACGACCTAAATTCTTCACCTTCTTCAATACCCCCAACTCCACTAACCTATCCACTAACCTCTGCGTATTCCTCATCCCCATCTTCCCCCTCAAATACGCTATCTCCCTCAACGTAGGACTACATCCATACCTCTTCCAATACTCATCTACTATCAAAAATACTTCCCTCTGCGCAGGACTCATCTCCCTACCCCTCACCTCTTCCTCTTCATACCTCTTCGCCATCTCCTTGTTATACCTTATCTCCCTCTTCAAAATATACCCCCCCACCCCTTCCTAATTAAAAACACTACCGGGGTACTTCACTTTTTGCATCACCAACAACTTCTTCAACTTTTTCACTTTCTTCAATATTTTCAACCACTTCAATGTCAGTTTGGGTTCCATCGTGGGGATTACTATGCGTCACGCCACGGTGCGTCGCGAGCGCCGCGGCGGGGGTGCCCCCACGGTGGGGTGTCTCGAGCTCGCGTAGCAGCTGATCGGCATCGAGGTTGCCACCTTCATCAACGGTTCGCATCATGGCCTTGAGCTGCTCCAACAACTCTAGCTTTGCCTCATCGCTGCGCCTGATGACTGTGGTCTCGGTCCTGTGCGTGAATGCACTCACCTCCGTGATCGTGCCGAGCACTCGAGCTGCTTGCACACGAACGGACGGTGGCGTGTCTGGGTCGAGGATGGTCTGAGTGAGTGTCTGGACGATCAGACCTCTCAAGTGCGCCGGGGTGCGGTATTCTTGCGCCGCCATTGCCAGTTTGTACGCTTCGATTTCACGGGCCACGCCGGGGTGAGCTGCCAGAGCATAGGGTTCGTTGCGTAGTGTTGATGGTGCTGCCGTGGATTTGTAGCTCCGTCGGTACGCTTCTGCCTTCGTTGACCCCTTTGCTACCTCCCGTGCGAACTTACGTTGTTTGGGTGTCAACTCCTTGTGAGCTGCTCCAAGTAGTGCTGAATCTGGGAGTGTGTCTAGTGCTTCTTTGACTTGTGATCGTTTCATCTGTCGCCCTTCGGGCTAGCCGGGGAGTACATCATAGGCTATGCCTATCCCCGGAGGCAAGCGATCAAAAAATATCATCGCCAAAACCACCCACAAACCCACTTGACAAGGTCACAATCGGGTCTCTCTCAACCAACGCAGGAGCACACGATGAAAACGACACGAAAGCAGCAGGCAGCGATAGCAGACTGGCTAGCCACAGCGCGGACCAATGGACTGCGCAATCTCTGGGCAGCACTCCCCGCTTCGCACCCGCTCATGCAGGGACCGCAACGTCCGGGCCAGATTCGGGTTGTGAAAGAGCACATCGCTCAAGGGTGGGATGAACTCGGCAACAGAGTAGTACTCACGCCTGATCTGGCAATTATTCAGTTTATCGGTGATGACGATCGGAACGCGCTGTGGGCCCCGGTCGCGGCACGAGGAGTTTGAGATGACTGTTATCAACCGAAAGGGGACACCCATGACCGACGATCAACTGAACGCGGCTGCACACAACATGGACCGCATCGGTGGCGGGTTCGCATCGGCGATCGCGACCGCCTACTTCCGCGCCGACAGCAACAACAAGGCCAAGCTGCTGCTGACCTTCGGCGACCTTTTCACGCGTCACGCTCCCGAGACGGACGAGACGATCCGCGAGGTAGTGAAGCAAATCCGCGAACGCGCCAATGGCGCCTTCTACGCGCTCGGATGGGACCTGATTGCCGAGACGATGGACGACGCAACCCTCGAACGTTGGGTCCAGAGTTACGGCACGTTGGCCGCGACGTGGGAGGCGCTCGCCAATGCCTACAACCTGCCCTCGATCATCAACGGAGCGTGGGTAGTCCGCACCTCGGACGTTGACGGAGAAACTGTTCGCCAGTTTGACCGCCTCGAGGAGGCAATCGCTCGCTACGGCGAAATGGCCGGAGAGACGCCGACGGATGCGCAAATTGATGCCCTGCGGGAAGGCCGTCTCGACGAGGTTGTCGTAGTGTCCGACTACGGCACCGGCGTGGTCCTGTACCGCATCTAAACCACGGGGCCTTCGGGCCCCTCACCAAGGAGAGCAACATGATCGACCTCAACACCGCCCTGACACAGGCCATCAACGAGGCCCTCAAGCCGCTGCTAGAACGGATCGCTACCATCGAATCATCTGTCCGTGCGCTAGACGCATGGTCTGCGACGGCCGGCAGACACTTGACCGATCGTCTGAACGCTGTCGAAACGCGTGTGCTCACCACGACTGATAACGTCGGCCTACAGGCTATCTGCAACCGTCTGGACGCGCTCGAAGCGAGTATCAACGTCGATGATCTTGAAGAGACGATCGATGCGCGGATATCCGAGTACGTCGAAAACAATGACCTGTCCGAATTCGTTGATGCATCCAACCTTGACTGGTCCGGCTTCGACAATCACATCGACGAAAAAGTCGAAGAACGTGTCCGCGAACTGATCTGCTCCGCGCAGATCTCCCTCTAAACTCATGGGGCCCTCGGGCCCCTCAACCTGGAGCACATCATGTCCGACCTGACCCCCTACCGCATCGCCCTGTTCTCGGAACGTCCAACGATGGACGAGGCCCTCGAGTACGCCTACATGGTAGCGCGCGCCTCGAGCGAGCCCAATGCGGTGATCACCGCCATCCACGTTGTTCTCAACACTGCCATCCGCCTGACGAAGGAGCAACCGCAATGACACGCCTACCTCTAATCGCCGCCGCCCAGGATCTGCTGGACGCGCTGAACGCTGCCCTGGACGAAGTAGACCGCCTGTACGCCGAGGGGTACGACGAACCGGAATGGGCAGCACAGGCCCGTGCCGCTGTCGCTAAGGCCGCTGGAGACGAATAATCATGCAACTGACCTACCTGCAAGACCCCGGACACGGGTGGATCGGATGCCCGACTGATCTCGCGCTGCAGCTGCACATCGTTGACCGCATCAGTCCGTACTCCTACATTGACGGTGACACTTTCTGGCTCGAAGAAGATTGTGACGCCGGCATTCTGATTGACGCGCTACGCGCCGCCAACCTGCATTTCGAGATTATCGAGCGGTACGTCGATCACACTCACATCCGCGATTTGCCTCGCGTCAACAACCCAAACTGGAGATCACCAACATGGTGAAATACGAACAGATCGGACAATGCACGTTTACCGCCGCCTTGCTGAAGCACGGATCGTGGGGACACCGGGACCAAGGGATTCACCCCTCAACGATGACCCTGTACGTCGCGCCTGACTATCGACACGGTTTGATCGAATGGGACATTCCCTCCTTGAGCGAATTCGAGGAGATTGGTCTTTGGTTCGATGCAGACCGCAACCTGACCGACTACGACGGGATTATGGCGCTGCCCAGAGAGGCAATCGCGCTGCTGCGGAGTCTCAGTTTCAACGTGTCGGAGGAGTTTGAATGATCTACATTCATGCCATCCTGTTATCAGTCGCTATCTGGGCGTTTCTATGGCTCGGGGTCGCGCTATAACCGCAATCGAGGCCATTGCAGGGATTCGCGCCGGTACCCACCGTCTACGACGTGTGGGCGCCGGTGCGCCGTGGCTCGAGCGAAAACTTAAAACTGGTTGGACACCGGTTCCTGTGTCCAGTCTCACACTTCAAACGATTTTACGGAGCATTAAATGAGCGGATTTGTTTGGTACGACGGACCCTCGGAATTGACAGGGGATCCAATTGTCGCGATCGCGACTAACGCGACACGAAACACAAAGACTGGCGACATGTGGCAGACGTGGATCCTACGCGCTGACATGCCGCCGACCGAGGCCGTGCGCACAGGTGCTGACCGCGGAGTCTGCGGAGACTGTGCATTGCGTGGACCGGGCCCACGGCGCTGCTACGTCACAATGCATCAGGCGCCTTCGGCTATCTACTACGCGTGGCTACGCGGATCGTACGATATTGTGACGCCGGCTCAGGCTGCGCAACGGGTCCGCGGACAACTGGTCCGAGGTGGGTCCTACGGGGATCCAACTGCACTCCCCGCGGCCGCGTGGATGCCGATCATTCAGTCGGCTAAAGGTTGGACGGCCTACACACATCAATGGCGCCACTACGATTGGATCCGCCCGTTCGCTATGGCCTCGGTCGAAACAATCGAAGACATGCGCCGCGCTCAATCGATGGGTTGGCGAACCTTCCGAACACGTCGCGACGGCCAACCGCTCGAGCCCAAAGAATTCGGCTGCCCAGCCTCCGACGAAGCCGGGAACACGCGGCAATGCTCAAGCTGTCTGGCTTGTCACGGCGCCGATCGTCCTAACCAAGCAAGTGTCTCTATCATTCTGCACGGCGCCCTTGCGCGGAGATCCAATCATGTATGAAGTTCACATATATCAACGACACACCCGTAAATACAGAGATGGATGGGCGGGTGAGGATCAATGGACCTATCTTGACACGCTCAAATTGACGCCGGCTCGCATCACGATTGAGGAGCCCGAAGACTTCGACAAAGGCCCTAATTACGTCCAACACGCTCGACTGCCCCGCGGGGCAGATCGGCAGGCGTACAAACAGGCGATCGAAGACACACTCGGAGGTTCAGACTGCCGGCATAGCCACGATTGCTGCGGCTGCGCCACCCGCTATGTGACCGTCCGGCTCGATCGTCGCAATGCAATTATTCATACATCGATTTCTTTCAATTACTAGGAGAGCAACATGAACGAGGAACCAATCTACGATCAATTAGACGACGACGAAACTGAGTACATCCGATCGCGGATGCGTCGGTTTTATCAGAACTCTAAGAGCAATTTTTTCAACACAGGGGGGAAAGAACTGTATCAAAACAAACAAGGCCGCTGCGAAGACGCACCCTGCTGCGGCTGCTGCAATTTTTAACAAGGAGAGCAACATGCTGACCTATAAACTCAACAACGGCGCCAAAGTGCTAGCCAGACAACAAGACGGGCGTATCGAGCCTTACCGATACATGAGCATGGCGCAGGCACAAAAACGTGCCCAAGAGATCGGCGGGGAGGTCATCCGACCAACTCGGACATTTTATGTTGTACCACCAACCAAGGAGTGACGAAACATGGACCCAACAACACGCTACAAAAAACACACCGACGTGCAATCGACATGGCGCGAATTCGGATGGAAACCACCCTCAGAGGATCCGGTTATTCAAGAGAAATGGAAATTTTTCCAGACCATTGGAGTGCAGGAACCATGTTCAAAATCAGAGTCAGACAAACAATTGAGTTTGAAACGGTGATTGATGCGAGTACTATGTCGGAGGCCATCCGGCTAGCCGCACACGCACCCTTTGACGAACGTGACATCACCCACACCGAAATTGTCTCAGCCCAATCAGTTCCTGATCACCCTGATCGAGACTGACGACGGGCTACAAATCAGCGGCTACCACATCGGCGAAGACCTCGGTCTCGCCTTTGCGGTAGGTCGCGAAATTATGCGGCAGTTACACCAAGACCTTGATGCCCAGAACGTGACCGTCCGGCCAATCTTTCGGTCCGTAACAACGCACTAATCGCTTGGCTTAGCTTGAAAGTGCCCTGCCGACGCCATGCATCGTTGGCATCCTCTCCAACAACATCACTCATCCAAAACGGCCATCCGATCTCTTTGGCCACCCGCTCACCTGTCCCTGATGCATCGTTGTCAGCAATCACTAGACCATCCGGTAATCCAGCCGCTATCGTTTTCATGTTGCCGGCGCTAAAGGTGACGTGAATTGTGTATGGCAACCGCAAAGCCGTCATCGCTTCCCGTACGGCTAACCCTGTCGCGTATCCCTCGACAAGGATATGCATGCCACGCTTATCAAAACGGAACTCAGCCCCGCTCGTGCGCTGCCCGGACAAAAATCGCTTTTGACCGTCCGGTTTAATCATCTGGCATCCAACCATCCGATTGCCCACAAACATCGGCACACACAATGTTGGTTGATCATCCAGTTCAATCACGAACCCAGTCACCTTGGGAAATCCCTTCTTTTCTAGGTATGGATGGGTAGAAGGGTGCGCATGCTTGAACATCGCCGCGGCTCGAAGAGCTGCACGTTCCTGACCTTTGATCATCCGGTCTTTAGCACCGCGCAAAGTCACGTCGATCATCCGGCGTTCTGATTCTGTCAATACACCGGTGCGACGCCACACAGACACAGAAGTTTGCGTTGCATGATTTTGCACAAACGCAAAGTCTCCCAAAAATTTAACCGCACCGTTGCGTTTCTTCGGATGATCTACAGTTGGGTGACGCGTCCATACCCCAATCGTGGGCATCGCTTCTAACAGGATTCCTTGTTGACGACAAAAGCTGATTAGATCCATCAGCGCCTCCCCTTGCTCTTCAAAAACCGGATAAGACTCCTTTTGGTCCACCTATTAAATTCATCCGATGGAGTTGCAGGAACATCCGACATGCCATGCGGCCACACTCCATATCTTTCTCTGTACTGTGCTAACGCTCTGTTTCTGCCCCAACCATCGTACAAAACTTTATACATCAGCATGCTCCACCAATTCTGTTTTTCAGCAAAGGTAGTACCGGAAGTTTTTAATTCACGCATCTCCCCCGGTACTTCTTGAACATTACTACGACGCATTCGGACATAGCCACACGCCATACACATGTCGCCGCCCTGCCATAGAGCTGCACATTTAGGACACTTCGCCGCTTCTTTTTCTTTGGGAGTCGGTTCCTTGCGAGGCTTGCTGTCAACATCTGAACCTAATTTTTGAACACCGATTGTGTACAGCTGCTCCCAATCATCTTGAAATCGTAACCAATTGCCGCTGTTGTCCTGCACTACACAAAATTCCTTATTGTGATGCGCACGAGCCCCGCGGCCAATCATCTGAACATGCATCGAAAATGATTTGCGTAAAGGTTTGGCAATAATCAAATGCTCAACATCTGTTTGATCAAACCCTCGCGTCAAAATGTCAGAACTAATTACACCGTTGATAGTCGTATCAGATCGGCTAAAATCTTCAAGAACTTGCTGCTTGTATTCTTCCGAATCCAGATAACTAATTGAAACAAAATTGAGTCCTACCTCAGCAAACCTACGAACCAATTCAGCACTATGGTTGACCCCAGAACTGAAGCAAATTGTCTTACGAAATCCTTGGAATACTTGCTGAGAAATCTTGACATAGTCCGCTACCACGTCTCCCACAATCTGCAGACCACGCTTCTCTAGTTCATCCTTTTTCCACTCGCCAGCAGTAACCGGGACACCTTTAACGTTAATCTCGTGAGCGATGAAGACTTTGAAAGGTACTAGATACTGGTCCTTGACCAAATCTTGCATCGTTATAACGTTGGTTACTGCAGAAAAATATTTAGGCAGCTCCGCATGAAACGGCGTTGCGGTAAGACCAATGACCTTGACCTGAGGTCTCGTTTCAAGAAATCGCTTCAAAGACTTACGCATCACAGCGTGAATTTCATCGACAACAACCAAATCTACAACTGGCCACAATTCCATACGTTCAAGAGTTTGAATGCTTGCAATCTGGACTCGAGCCTCCGGTCGATGTCTCCAATGACCGGCCATGTAGCAACCATGATCTATGCCATGCCTATCTAGATGTTTTGAAAATTGATTTACCAACACCCTGCGATCACATATAAACATGACACGCGACCCTTTGGATTGGGCAGCATCTAACATGCTCATAGCGATGATTGATTTGCCAGCCCCCGTCGCTGCAGCCAAAACTTGCCGACCGTGTCCCTCTCGAAATCCAACACGCAAACTATCAATTGAAGCGACCTGATAGTCTCTTAATTGAATAGCAGAAACGTTTTGATCAGCCGGCTTAGCGGCTTGCTGTTCATTGAATTTTTGAAATAGACTCATTTGTTTTCTATGTAAATTGGTTTCCAAGAAGAATGCAAAACCTGTTTACCTAACCTTACTCTTTGACTTAAAGGATGAAAGTAACCTATCAATGTAAATTGAGATTCTTCAAGAGCTTGATGAACTATTTCAATAGCCATCTCTAATTCACCCGGCAAAGTAGCACGATGATATGGATGTTCAGACTTGGCCATGTGTTGCATAAGTTTTAAAGCTACCTCTAAAGCCTGATGTTGTTTGTTTGTCATCTGAATTACCAGTTTATGAATTTTTTTCTTTTAACTTCTCTTCTATGGTTGCAAACACTTGGCTCATGTAAACGGGCTTAGATTTCAGCGCCTCGTCCATGATGGCTTTCCGTTCGTCCTGCGTCAGTCCGTGCCAAGTCTCTCTCGGGTTAGCTTGCCTTACCGCAGCCTCATGCGGTTCCCAACCATCTACAATGTAAGGCCCGCTCTTACGGGAAATCTTGTTGCGCTCATCATTAGTGAGGTAGGCCCAAGTCATGTGTTCTTCTCCTTTAGCTTGGCTTCGATAGCGCGGGCGAAGTCGGTTTCAGGCCCAAAGCAAGAATTGAAACCGATCTCTCGATCAAGGATTTCGCTTACCTCCTCATCCGTCAGCCCTTGCCATTCCCGTTTACCTAGCTTGCAAATACCACACATACATTCCACCGGCTCATGCTCCTGTTCGATTGCAGCGCGGAGGGCAATGATTGCTTTTCTGCCGTGAGTTGGCCCTACGTTTAACGATTTATCCAGCTCGACAAAATTTTCCAGCGCCAAGAATTCCAACGCCTCTAGCGCCTGCTTCATTGCGTCAAGGCTCATGTGTTATTTTCCTTCAGTCTTGCTTCGATAGCGCGGGCGAAGTCAATGGCACAATCCATGTTAAACGTCCCATCGTCAACGCATTCACAGGTCATGCCTACAATCTCAACTTCCGTCAGCCCTTGCCATTCTCGGCGCGGTTTTTGCGCCTGCTTGATTGCAGCGCGGAGTTCGGCGTTTGATTTTGCCAAAAATTGTTGCGCCATTTTACGGTTCTCCGAACCAGTTATTTTTTCTTTGATATAAAGGTCTGCAACCTTTGCTGCGCTCAATGCTCGTTGCATTGTTTTGATGCTCATTTCTCTCCCCTTGCTCGGATGGCTTTCAAGACATTTTCGGCAACCACGGAGTAGATTGGTTTTACCCGCTTGATTTCATCTTCACATTCCTTCGCACACGCTTCACGCTCGGCAGCGGCGACAAGGGCAGCGAAGCGAACAACAGCCTCTCGTCTCTCATCGCTTGTGATCCACAAATTCGCCTCCTGCGCCATCCTGATGATGTCGTCTCGGTTCATTTAAATGGCACCTTTCCGTCTGGCCGTACCACCTCCTCGGTGACAAACGTGAAACCACATCCGAGGCACAGGCGTTTACGGAACAAATCAAATGATCGCGTGACCTTTGTTTTACCTTGGCATTTAGGGCAGTTCATTTCGTTCCTTTATGTCGTAGAACCAATCGTCGCTTGTTGTCCATTTCCTTGTTCCATCTACAGACCAGAACTGTTTTGCTGCCTCAAAATCTGGCGACTTAGAAATCGGTGACACCAGACTCTGGTCATACCAGAGGCATCGATTGTTTGGCTGCACAGCAAACTGACCCCCCTCCAACCGAATAAAGTTGAAGGATTTATGCTCCTCAGCCTGTTCGCTGAATCCGGTGTCAAGATCCATCCCATCGGCACAGAAGTCAACCGTGAACATGTAATTTCCGAAATGCCACTCCCGGTCTTTGCCAAGGAACTTCACGCCAAGGTTTCTAAGGCCAATCTTCTCGCCCACCGTAAACCGATACCCCATGCAATCCCAAAGTTGCAAAACATCTATGGGAAGGTTGGTAGCGTCTTCTTTCCATACATAAGCATGGATGGGAAGTTTGTCGTACAGAGCGCCGTAGTTAGGAAGGAGAGACTCAATCCTAAATACCTGACCCCGCAACGCCTTTAAACTGATCCAGATGGCAGGCTCTAACTCTCCATGCCCTTTATGAAAGTTGTAGAGAAATTCCCGCCTGACAAAGCATTTAACCGGGGGCAAAGACGCAAAAACATAGCTCATGTATTGCTCCTCTTACAGGGCCATTGCGCCTTCAACATCCGATTAATCAGCGTGTCTGCGGATAAATGTCGGTCAGATGGATATAGCTTAAGGTAGTTGCGGGTCATGTCCACCAGTTGTTTGGCCCGCACCCCGTGTGGCACACAGTGAATGATTCCGACTCCTACATCCGACACCCCTATGATGTATCCAAGGGCCACCATTTCATCGACTAGGTTGTTTGATTCAAGGTCTTTCAAAAGATCATTCCCATCCTTGAACTCAGCCTGTACGCTTAGGCTCAAAGTCAATAGAACAATTGCAGTCACGCGATTAATCATTGCCCCACCTTCTTAAGAATTCCAACAATTACGCCGCTTTCTGCATAAGTTCTTGTTCCAGTTTTTTGATTCGCCGCTGTTGTGCAATGACTTGCTTCTTCAGTTGTGCGTTCTCTGCTTGAAACGTGTCACGACTGGTCGTTACCGTCTTCAACTCAGCCTGCAGCAACTTGATTTCAGCTTTCATGTCGTCCATGAGCCGACGACCCGCCTCTCGGTCCTCTTCAGGTAACGTTCCCAAAGCTATCTGCTCCTGCAGCCGCTCGTTCTCCGCGACCAACACCTGCAGATCTTCGTTATCAACCTGCTGCGGTTCAACAGGTTCCACCACAGGAGTTGCTTTGACCTCCGGAACCTCTTTCACAGGCTTCTGATTGGGTGCGCTGCGGGGCCGCGGCGACGGGATCTCCATGTCTTTCATAATCTTGTGAACATACGGCTGCGTAACGCCGCAATGCTTCGCAATTTCCCGCTGTGTCCACTTGCTGAACTTGGGATGCGCCAACAGCTGCTCTACCGCTTTACGCTTGTCCGCGTCCGTCCGGTTAAGTCCGTGTGCCTTGTTCGCCGCGCAAGACGCTAGCAACGCGTCATCCTCGGTGCTCCCCGGCAGCACAACAACCTCAATCTCAAAGTCCCCAAGCTGCTCTACCGCCTTAAACCTGTGGAAGCCATCTACCAATACGGCACCTACCGAGTCCACCATCACTACGTTGACCGGCGGGAACTTCACCCCGTCGTTGTACAGCTCCGCATAGTCCTCAATCTTCTCCCTGTCCAACTGAACTCGAGACTGAAATTTCGCATCCACAACGATGTTATCTAGCTTGAGGTACATCCAGTTCTCCTTAAAAGTTTTGATAACTAGTTATCAAAGTCCAAACCTTACGCTTTTTGCCATACAAAAGTCAACACCCAAGAAAAAAAATTCCTACCTGTTGATTTCAAAAGCTTACAACAACCCCAAGGGGTGGTAGCTAAACCATCCCTGCTCCAGCAGCACTTTTCTTTGTGCTACCCAAGCTCCCCGGAGGCAGCGATTCGTTCGGTATGGTCCTTGTCTACCACCCTTGTTAACCATACCTACACCAGTCCCTCACTGACAGGCTGGTAACGGACATTCGGGGGTGTATCGACGCCGTGTGTTTGCTTCCGCGCAGCCCATTCAGGCCCTTGCTAACGTGCGGAGTACGGCTGATGTGGAGATAAAAAAACCGTCTAGGCTGACCCCGGTGAGAGACCTAAGTTTGCTGCTTAGGTTACCCCTACTGGGGTCGGAGTCAGGCTAGACGGCTCTGTCGGCTCTCACACCAACGGAACGGATTATCCGAGGCTTAAAAACTTTTGTCAAGCAAAAAAAAACAGGGCCGGAGAGGGAGCCCTGTAAACTTCAAACGAAGGAGAGAGAGACCCAAGTTTACCCAAATTTCCTTAGGGCGGCAATGACATCCTCGACTGAGGTCACTTTGATCAACGCCCCCCCTGTCCACTCGTCAAAAAACTTCTGTTCTGCCTCTGTCAACTTCTGCGCTGATGGCGGTTTGGATCCGTCTTTGACCTCCATCAACAAGGTCACCCCGCGGTAACCCACCAACAAGTCCGGCAACCCATCACCCTGAGTAATCACCCGGACATAAGCCCCTACTGATCGTAAGGCTTTTACGATCTCCTGCTGATTGGCATCGACTCGAGCGGCTCTCATTCCGAAATATTAAACGTGGTTGTTGACACGATGCAAAGCTACCTGTTAGGATGCGCTCCCTTGTACCTGTTAGGAGAGAGCGATGGAATCAGAACAAGACTGGGAAGCAAGCATGGAGAACTGGCTAAACAATGCTGCCGCGGCTAAGAAGTTTTTGGAACAGATGTTGACAACTGCAGAGCGAGAGGTGACGCCGATTCAAGCTCTGATGGCGTTCATCGTAGGGGTGATCACGGTAGCCGAGGTGATGGATATGCCGGCGCAAAAACGCGATGATTTGTACGCTTCGTTCTGCGACAACTTAAAAAGTGATAAGAGGATTTTGTCGTGAAGATTACCAACAAACGTAACCTTCCACAGACGATCGTCAATGTCTTGCACCGTCCAACCTATAACAAGGGCACGGCACATATTTCTGCTACCGAATTGATCAATTCGCCGCGGATTGTCCAACTCAAGCGCATGCATTGGAATGAGCTGGAACAAGATGCCGCGGACATGGTTTGGTCCCTGTTTGGTAGCGCCGTCCACAACATTCTGGAACACGGCAAAGATGAGCATCACATAGTCGAACAGCGCCTGACCAGTCATCTAGATGGCTGGACAATATCTGGTGCAATCGACCTCCAAGAAGTTGAGGAAGACGGCATCATAATTAATGACTACAAAGTCACTTCCAGCTGGACCGTGATGACTGAAAAGCAAGATTGGGTCAACCAACTGAACATCTATGCGTGGTTGGTTGAAGCGGTCAAAAAACAAGTGGTCAAGAAGCTGCAGATCATTGCCATCATCCGCGATTGGAAAGAACGCGAAACCAAGAATCCGGACTACCCACAGGCTCCAATAGTGACCATTGAGATTCCGCTATGGCCTATGGAAGACCGTATAGCGTTCATTAAAGCCCGGTTAGATGAGCACAGTGACGCATTGCTAGACGCATCTCTGGAAAGTCCTATGCGGCCCTGCACGTCCGATCAAATGTGGGAACGCCCAACCCTGTATGCCGTAATGAAAGAAGGAGGTAAACGAGCTAAGAAAGTCTACGAGGTTCGAGAAGACGCCGACCGGGATCTTGCAGCCCAACCCGCCGGCCATTTCATAGAAGTCAGACCGGGCTCACGGGTCCGATGCGAGGGCTACTGCCCCGTATCCGGATTTTGCGATCAGTACCAACAATGGAAAGCCGAAAATGCTCACGATTCGATTGACCAATGAAGACGCCATGTTCGTCTTGGCCGCGGTAAAACGCCATTCAGACGAGGTGTTGTACAACATCAGCCGACAACTAGTGGCTCAACAAAAGCCGCCCGAGCCCGCCGCAGCGGCAGCAACCGTCACTGTGAAACGTAAACGCGGCCGTCCGCCCAAAGCAAAGAAGGTAGCTTAAATGAACGTCTATAAGAAGCTCATGCAGGCTCGCATCAAGCTTCAGGGTATGGAACTGAAGAAGAGCGGAGAAAACAAGTTTGCCGGTTACAAATACTTTGAACTGGCAGATTTTCTCCCTCAGACCATGCAGATATTCCATGACCTTGGATTGGCAAGTATCGTTTCTTTCAACAGCGAAACCGCCTGTTTGGTCATTAGGGACGTGGAGGACAGCAGCGAGATCGTCATCTGCAGCCCTATGGCCGAGGCCAACCTCAAGGGGGCGCATCCCATTCAGAATCTGGGAGCGGTTGAAAGTTACCAAAGGCGCTACCTCTGGCTAGCTGCGATGGAGATTGTCGAGCACGACATCATCGATGCATCCGCCGGGGCCGAGTCTCCGAAACCAACCGAGACCAAAGTCAAACCAGTGGCCGGTTCTGACGCACCCAAGCCTCCCAAAAAAGTATCTGGGAAGCCGGGTAGTTGGCAACTGTCGATTGGCTTAAACGAAGACGGCGATTCGGAAAGTTGGGTAACCGCGGTGATGGGTATGCTGCAGACGACTCTGGAGTTTGCAACCACCTCTGCAGACGTACGGGAAATCTTCAAAGTCAACCGAGAAATCTGGGATAACTTGAAGTCGTGCGACGCTGCAGCTCACGACAAAGCTCTCGTGATGTTTCGAGACGCCAAAAACAAACTTGAGGGATGATCATGTCTAGTGTGAATCGGGTTACTTTGATAGGCAACGTCGGGCGCGATCCAGAACTGAAGCATTTGCCGAATGGGGATACAGTCGTCTCTATCAGCCTTGCCACGACCTACAAGAAAAAACAGGGTGATGAATGGGTTGATGACACTCAATGGCATCGGGTAGTGTTCTACAAACGTCTGGCAGATATGGTTGGAGAACGGGTAGGCAAAGGCACTATGATCTTTGTCGAGGGGCGAATTCAGTACCGCTCCTTTGAAAAAGATGGTGCCAAACAAACCGTTACTGAGATCATCGGTAACGATCTTCAAATTTTGGCAGGTAAGTTGAATAAAAAACCTGCAGAAGACGAAGAGATTCCCTTCTGATGAACGTCCAATTTGAAGCCATCAAAGTAGCGATAAAGCAAGATGCTACTGGGTATGTGCTGACACTTCGGATACACCCCGACGAGATTCCGGAGGACATGCTCCGGTCTTTTGTTGGGGCGCACTATCGTGTTTCCATGACTCGGTTAGATAGAGAACCCTCTAAATCCAAACAAACGTCCGATCTGGTTAAAGTTGCCGGCATACTTTGTAGGGATAAAGAGTTCCATCTATTCCTCCGCACGGAGTCTATAGATGACGTTTATACCGAAGATCAAGCAATCGAAGTGCTTCGAGAATATCTTGGAGTGAAATCACGCACAGAGTTAAACACTAACTCGGATGCCGCTAAAAAGTTCATCCGACTCCATGAAGGATTTCAATTGTGGAAACAAACCGTTACAAAAGTTTAACCAACAAGTTGATACCGTATTCGGTCCATTTGCCAGAACCGTTGTACAACCAAATCAGAGCCGCGGCTGCTCAACGCAAAGCTTCTGCTGTCATCAGAGATGCTCTCGAGGCGTACTTTAAACATCAAAACACTTTAGATATTGGACGCCAACAAGGTATCGAAGATTGCATTCGGCTACTTCGCAATGACGCGTTCTTTAAAAGCTGGTCGTTTAAAGAACTACCGCTTAGTGAAATGGCGGCAAGGAAACTTAGCAACCTAATACCCAAGGAGACAAAACGTGGCAAAGGTAAAAGCTGAAGGCATAGATGGGTTGCTGACCGAACGTACGCCACCTATCGAAGAGCTTACTTTAGTTGATTGGTTTGCAGCATTTGCTTTGCTAAGCGGAGCTGATCCCAAGGAAGCTTTTGAAATCTCCCGTCAAATGATCAAAGAAAGGAAAGGAAAATAATGTTGGATATTGAAAGCGCTATCGAACGTGTGCAAAACAAAATCAAACGTTCACAAGGAGATGTCTGGGTTTACTACATTCGAGACAAGTTTTCTGCAACCGCGCATCCGGATGAGCGCATACTTAATAAACTAATTGGGGTTTATAACTCTCACCATAGAACGTATCAAGATGAATATGTAGAAAACGATTTGCGTTGGGCTGTAAACAGCAAAAGAATTTTTAGGAACTGATGATGGTTGATTACATCGAAAGCGTGATTAAAATTAATCATATGCTAAAAGATTTGCAAAACGCTTTGTTAGCTAAAGATGCAATCACCGCCAAGGAAATATGCCAACACATGATTGTAGAAACACGTTTGCTGCATCAACAAATAAGAATTCAATTTGAAAACCGTTGAGGATGGAAAGATGTCTGCTGTTGAAAAAATCAAAACTTATCTAGATGGTCGTAAGTCTGGGGTTAGCCCCCAAGAACTTGCCGATAGGTTTCTAATCAATATAAGCACAGTTCGTCGTGCGCTCAAACAAATGGAGAAAAATGGGCATGCCAAGAAAATCCCACACAAAACCACATATCAATGGGTCTCTACGAAATCCGCCCTTAGTGTGGCCGTTTCCGAAAGAGTTACTGAAATCATCAGCACCTCCGCCAGAATCTTGTATAACAGACCAATCCAAAACTCGTACCCCCAAGTTCGCGGATATGATGACTGAATGCGGCGAAGCACCATTTTAGGAGAGAGATATGCACGATACGTCATTGCCAAGCTTTATGTCGGCACAACCCAACATGGAACAGTTTTCAAATCCACCAGAGATACGCCTGTTAGCGGCTGTTGTATCGTTGGCGTTACGAGACTTAACGCGTAAACCTATACGCATTCATCAGAACAATAATAAAATGAGATTGCATCCGGAAGCGTTATCAGCGTGTCGATTTATTTTTACTACGCATTCTGATGGCTATTTGGAAATGCTGGACATTGATCCACCAATGTTTAGAAAAAATGTAATTGAAATTATGCACGATTTGCAGGAAAAAAAGATTGGTGAATTTGATGCCAGCAGTCGGCGTATTATGAAAGTTAATCACAGTCTTTGGAACGAATTGTATCTTGAATATGGAGATCTGTTACATGTTCCACTGCCGGAGGAAGACGATGACTACTTTGAATGATTTGATTAAAGATCGCATGAGGATTTACGAAACTATGGAACAAGATCAAAAAGCCGATGATCTTCAAGTTGGAGGGTCACATTACAAAGATATGCCAGTGCAACCTTGGACTGTGATGGAATCTTTGCTAACCCGTGAAGAGTTCATAGGGTTTCTTAAGGGCAACATCATTAAGTACGCTATGCGACAAGGTCGTAAAGATTCTGATGACGCCGGCAAGTTGCGGCACTATCAGCAGAAACTCAGGGAAATGCATAGGTAATATGCATAACAAGCTAACCGCAAAACAACGGGCGCACATTGGCGCGGTTAAACTTTTACCGTGTTCAGTGTGCGACGCACCCGGCCCAAGCGAAGCGCATCACATTAAGCAATCCCTACAGTATTGTGTAGTGGCTCTATGCCAAGACTGTCATCGAAATTGGCACGGCACCAAAGAACTCTGGCGCATACGGAAGATGGAAGAATTAGACGCTTTAAACGTTACCATTGAACGTCTAAGTTCTTCCTTCGATCCGTCTACTTCTTGGTAGCTTTACGCAGGTCCTCGGCTTGTTTGGCGATATCTATGATCAACAGCTGAATCGTATCAATCTGCGCCCGTTTGTCTGATCCGCTCATCACGGGATCTTCGGTAATCAAACGAATACTTTGACGCAGTTGAGCCATTTGATCCGAAGCTTTGTCATACATCTTAGCCAACGCCACCTTGTCGCCACGATCCTCAAGAATCTGTTGAACTTTGGCAGAATCACCAACCGCGGCATAGTGGCGCATATCGGCATAGGCTTGGCTAATCTGTCTAGCGTTCTCGTAGAATGAAGTAACGTATTGAGATTGAGTAGACGGTAGTGTCTTAATAAACCCAAGGCTGATTGAATCTGTCCAGCGTTCATCTGGATACGCACCTTCTTTAAACGGCGCCACAGCATACTTGGATGCCCACGCAACGGTGCCACCTAGCCAACCAAAATAACTCTTGATCGCATATTCAGCCTGTACGGGGCTGATCTCGGCTTTCTCCGGCAAAAACGTATTGGTAATTCCCCCTAGAGCGATAGCCAACGGGCTAGTGTTATCCGTCTTCCGTTCTTCTTTGGATAACCGCTCGAGGCCGGCTGATTCAATTGGAGCGCCAGTAAAGGAATCTTTATTGGCATACAGATCGACCAAAGGTTTGAACATTTGCGGAGTAGGATTCAATCCAAATGTATCCCAGATCATCCGTTTCATACTGTCTTCAAGCTGTTTACCTTCAGCACCCTCACTGAACATTTGCTCAGCTACACGCTCAGCTAAAGTTCCAAATGCTCCAATCTCAAAGGGTTTGGGTATACGAACTGCGTAATCCATGTTGGGTAACTTAAACCACCAGAAGTTATCCCGATCCCAGTCGTTACGTTTCTTGTATTCTTCGTCATCCTTGAAAGCAAAGTACAGAGCAAGGGATGCCACAATCACACCTGCCGTGACTGTAGTAAAGGTTCTAGCTTTCTGTTTATCAATCTCAGCTTGTTCTAACTCTTCCGGCGTAGTCATTTCTTTACCAGTGACAGTGTTATAAAACACCCGCACGGTTGGCGAAATACCATCCCTACCTAGTTTGTACAAGCCTTGCACACGAGCGTTAAAGAACGGAACGATTTGAGATAGATATCTAAATGCTGGCCATGAACCTTGCATGGAAAAGTCCAGCAAGTCTCTAGCCATAAATGATGCTTCAAGATGATCTTTATTGTTTTTAATTAACTTGTTGTACAAGGCAATACGATTAGCCGCTTCAGAACGATTGCCCCAATCTTGATACTTATTCCACAACGACATAATGCCGTTCTGAACTTTATCTGGCGTGTTCAAAATGGTATCGGAGTTAACGCCAAGCTTGATCAACCGCTTAACCAATGCCGCTTGATCGCCTTCAACGATAGACCCAAAGTTGAAGATTGCTCCGCCAGCCAACGCAGAAATGTATCGGGGATTGGTTTTCTCGGTCCCTTTCCAACCTTCATAGATATCTAAATATCCAGACAAAGCTGCAGCTTGAATTGAGTCACGGAACAGGTTGCGTACCTTAAACGCCGGCGATACCGTAACGCCAAACTGCAACAGATTCTTAAAGTCCCGCATGACGCTGACAAACTTGCCTTGCGGTCCCATGTAGCCAATTGATGAAATTGATTCCAACAACAAGGGATCCAGCACGTTAAAGTAGGCCGGCACCCCCTTGATCATCACCTTGACCGTGTCAGAACCCATAGAGGTCATCCAGCCCTGCAGCTCGCCCGTGCCGCCAGCAAGCTCACCCGTGCTTCGGACATACACCAATCCACCCTGCATGACATACGGCGCCCGTAAATTGACCGCGGCGCCTTGCTGATCAACCGCTGCATTGAGAGTTTCTATCGACGCCCGGTTCTTCATAGACGCAGACAATATGTGACTCCAGTTCCGGACGATGTTCTCCATAAGATCGCCCATCGGACTTTCGCCACCCTCAATGTTCTTGCTGAAATACTGATTGGGCAACCCAGTCGAATCCATCGCCCCGCTCAGCATCCCATCTTCCATTTCTCGGTAGAACGGGATGTACCAGATGTCATTCGCAAATCGTTCGTATCCAACTGGATTGTTCTGCAGATCCTCAATCTTGGCGGCTTTCTGCTCATCGGTCAGATCATCTCGATTTTGCGTACGCTCAATCTCCTGTTCCGTAGACATGATCAGGCCCTGCTGCATGGCCACACGCAACACAGAACGATTTAGCACATTGAATTTATTGCGAACCTGTATGTACAACTGACGCCGATTTTGACCATCCAATTCACCGTCTGCCAGTTCGTTGCGACGCTCCATCAGTTCGTCAATATCTTCAAACTTAGAGTGCTTACCCGATATCGCCAACTGAGCCTCACGGTTCAGAGCCATCCAGATTAAGAATCTATCCACCTCTTTACCAAGAGGTTGAAGAATCTCTAGCAGTCCCTCTGTATTCTGAGCAATATCCAGAGCGCCATCTCTCAGGAAAACCTGCCCATTAAACATTAACCCTTCCAGCGCCCCATCAATGGTTCGCGACATACGAGCCATCATGTACGCCCGTTCAGAGTATTCTCGGATCGTACGATATTGATCCGCCACACCCTGAGCCAAACGACGCCAGAAGTTATCCTTCATGGCGGCAACTTTGTCTATGATCGTTGCACGTTGTGGCGTATAGATTGGGACCAATTTGTCAAAGAGTTCTTTATCAACGCCTTCAAAGTCCTCAGCCTGCAGCACTTTGCGTTTCTGCAGGAACTTCTGAGCTTCCGTTACCAAGCGATTGGCCGGCGTACTAATGATCTGTTCCGGCTGCTCATCTTCAAAAAGTAACGTGGACGATTGATATTTACCATCGCCAGCAACCAAACTATTGATTGCTTTAATGATGACTGCATCAGACTTCAGACCCAATATACTTTTGATCTTTTGACCAAACTCTTTAAGCCAAGTTCTGAGCCGGCCCCATGCGGTTTCCCCAAACTCAAAACGGTTCTCAAGAATACGGGTCGCGTTAACCGCCCAGTACTCAGACGGATTGACGTACTGATAATAATCATACGGCACGTCACCGTTTTTAATCATTGACTTAACTGTTTCCAGTTGTGCCGTGACCGCCGCTTCTGGGGGATTGAGATGGAAATCTAAGAGCAGCTCAAAGAACTTAACTTCGTTTGGCGTATTGGCTTTTCTTGCAGCAGCCGTCAAGTCCATTAACCAACGATCACGAATCTTTTGCTGCAACTCAGGCGGTAACATCCTTTCTAAGTGGTGCAGGATTTCGTGAATTGTTGTGTTATTGGTTTCAGTCTGAGGAATTAAATTAATGATCCTCGCAATGGCATTGTAAAATCCAGCGACCCCTTCTTGCTTGGTTTGACGAATACTGATACCAAGATCGTCTACCAAAGCAGGATTTTGATCAATGAACCAAGATGCCAAATCAACATCTTGATTAGACAACAATCCGCGACGACGAGCATTTAACAGACGTTCTTTGATGTAGTCTGCACCACGCACTCGAGGCGCACGTTCTGGCGCAGTATCTTTATCTAACGCTGTTTTAACACCATCTATAAACGCTGCATCACCAATGATGCCTTCGGAATGCTGCTTAGAAAGATATTTAATACGACGCTTAGTTTGTACCTTGGCTTTCTGAGCAACAGGTTGAATAGGAATAATATTCTGCAGAGGAGGATTAGTGGGCTTGTTCCGAGCATCGATGATGTTTTTGGTATCTCGGTCCCGTATATCTGCAACCAAATCTAAATTGTATCCAGAACTACTGAGAACTTTAATCAAAAGATTGGTTGCAGCTTCTTGGGAAACAATCGTGGCGCGCATCTTGTTTCCAACAGAAACGAAATACATGCCGTCGCGATCTTTAACAATCTGTTTCCCAATGCCACCTTTGCTGACCTCAATCTGATAATGATCTGGAACACGTTTATCTTTAGTCAGCTTAAACGTCTCACCCATGCGCAACTTGTCTATTACCGTACCACCTAAGTTCGCCAGTTCCAACGCAGCTTGTGGTGATGTGATAGCTGCCGCTTGTTGGGCAATTAATTTTTTATAGTCAAACCCGATCGGCATCAGGAAACCTTGGAGAAGGTTGCCCTGATCGTCGGTGTAACTGACTAGATTTCCACCACCTGCAGCTTGTTTTCCACGCAACAAATTGCCAGTAATAATGTAACGTTTTTGACGGGTACCTAGTTGACCACGGTCAAACGCTTGAGGAATAGGGATTTCCTCAATTCCAGATCCGTCTTCTGTTGGGACAGCCATTGTTGTGGCGTTATCGAGCACAATCTTATCTGCTTGTGCCGATTCTGATTCGTTTGCTCCAGCTAATTGGCTTAGCCGTAGCGTCATCATCTGAGCAGCGCCGTTGACAAGGGCAAACTTAACTTCCCAGTCACTAAGTGACGAAGCTGACTTGGTGCGCCCTTTTTTCTTTACGTCTACGACAATCCCAAACAAAAACCCGTCTTTACTTTTTAGGCTAACTACTTGATCAATGCGTGGGAGACGATTGCTAAAAATAGTTTGCGCAGATTGAATTGCATCAATCTGTTTTTGTACAACAGTTCTTGAATCTTCTGACGCATCTTTTGGCAACGATTGACGTAGCGTCTCAATATCAGCGTTAGTTGCAGTTATAAAATCTGCAACTTGCTTTTGACGATTGGCAGCTGGCGTAGCACCATTAAGTGTTTTTGTAACTAACTCTTTAACTTGATCAAGCTTTAAAGGTTTGGTCAGCCGTTTTGCATCCACGACCTGCAGAACCACTGGTGCAGTAAACGGACTATCGGTTCCGGCATCCTGCGCCTGAAGTTCAAACGTTTCTAGCACCTTTGCATCTAACTGTTTGACTTGAGCCTCGAGATCGTTCTGACCAAGAGATTCAATCAAAGCTATTTGATTGTTGTATTCCTCAATTAACTGTTTGTAGAGGGCCGACTGTTCTTTAAGCGGCAACAACCCAATCCGGCCCGTAACCTTGGCCATCGCGCCTTCAACTTTAGGATTTTGGTTTTCGTCAAACTTAACTGGGAATCCTAGTGTCGCGTTAAGATCAGATCCTCCAACGACCTCTGCCGCTACTCGATCTCCGTATTTGTTCATAAAATCAGGAGTCTTTACGTCCTGAGTAGCAGTCTTCCTGCCAGCGGTCGTGTTAGCACTAAGTGCTGCCATCTTATTAGCCAGCACAGCCGCAGGGCGAAGCTCGATAGGAACGTTTGCCGACAATTGGATGTAGTACGGCAACCCAAATACAGCCGGCAATCCTTCAGGCGCTAACCCATCATCAGTAACTTGGCCAGTACGATTAATCCGCCCCAACATCTGAACGTGATTGTTGATGTCCGGTTCAGCCTGCGCCAGAATCATTACGCGCCGACGCTGATCAGCAAACTTCTCTGACGCATGCATTGATAGACCGGTAGATCCAGACCGGTTAATGATCAACGCATCAATCTGACCCTCGTTAAACTTAGCGATAGTGTTCTTTTTACCCGCGGTGCGAAGTTCCGATTTTTTTCTGGGCGCTAATCTGGCAACACCGTCTTTGGTAGAAACAACAGTGCCACGACCAGTAATTTCACCAATCGAGTATCCAGCCTCTTCAATCCGCTCTTTGATGGCATCAATTGGTGAAATCGGAATATCTAATGTCCGGCCCATCGCCCGAATGAACTCTAGCGTATCTTCGTATGCCGACAACGCTTCATCGCCAAGCTCATCATCTGTGAGGTAGTGCGGTAATTTGCGACCGTCAGGATAAGAAATCTTGACTGTGCGAACCTTCTCAAGGTAACGCTCGAGCACATCAGCAAACGATGCCTCCAGTACATTACCTACCTTGATATTGTTGGCCTCAGCAAAATCTTTGATAAACATTTCCATTGTGTTGGAAACCGTGATGACTGGTTTCTCGCCACGTCGGATAGCAGCAATGGCTAGGTCTGCTGTTTCTTTAGACTTTAACGACAGCAAGAACGTACCCAGTACGTTATGCATGACGCTAGTAAAGTTAGTGGCTTCGACCTGAGGCGCGGCGAGCGAACCGTCCTCCATTACTTCGCCCTGTGTATCTAGATCCGCCTGTAGGTTACGGACAGATTTGGCTTTAAGTTCGTCAAACGCCACGATGTCGCGCATCGCAGTAGCTAAATCTTCCGCCGCCTCTTGATCTACTTCCACTGTTTCGTTTGTGTACGATATCCCGGCGTACGATCGTTCACGGCGTAGATATTGTGTTGCTTTAACCAACATTGCCGACACAGCTTGTTGCATCGGAATAGATGACAAAGCATCTATAAGGCGTTGTGGTGCATCGGGAAACGCCATGCCAATATCAGTTTTGTTGTACGCATCAAGTACATCAACATTCTTTGCAAACGTAGCAGACGAATAGAAAACACTGCCGGCTTTGTCAATGTACTGACGGGCAATGTTACCGCGCCCGGTAGCTTGATTCTCGCCAGATCGTTTGCCAATGTTATGCGACTCGTCCATGATCAACATGGAGTTATCATCAATAAATTGATCTAAAAACTCATGGCGGAAGAAAAGTTCTGGTTTGGGATACTGCATGAAACCAGTTTCTTTGTTGCGCTTAGGTTTGCCAGAGTTCTTTGGATCCATCTGAGCGTATGTCGTAAAGATTACGTCATAGTTGCCCAGTGAATTGTTGTCCATCATCTGTTTGAGAGCGGCCTCGTGACGCTTAAGATCAGGCGTTTCAAGGAATTTGCCACGGCGCTCAGGGATTGAAGAACGAAGTTCGGCTATCTGCGCTCGCATTTCCACAACATTTGGATTAGTAGACGTACGCGCAAATGCTGTCAACGCTTTGTCTCGAGCGTCACCTTCCAAACTAGTAAACTTGTCACCTAAATCTATAGCAGCCACATCGGCAATGTTTTCCATTACCTCTTGAATGTCGGCTTCAATCTCTTGTTTCTCTCCGTACCATTGCAAAGCCTCGGCATCCAAAGGAACTGAGGCGTTGTTATTGGTCATCAACGGACGAACATTAGACATCCCGATGTCCGTTAAATCTCGCATGATGTCGCCGTACAGATCCGGCATTTGCGTGACAAACACCGGGACCTTTTTGTTTAACATGGCGTAGCGAATCATGCCGGCCACAACACGGCCCTTACCAATACCAGTCTGATCTCCAATGATAAACCCGCGGTTGGATTCAATGTTGTAGATCGATAGAGCTAACGCTTCGACCTGCTCGGCGGAAAAAGCTTTGGCAAATTCTTCCGACGTGTATTGCAGTTTGTTTTGAACGTAATTATCAATATCGCCAACTTTCTCACGCAACTTAGCAAACGCATCTTCAATAGGCGTGAGATGATTGGTAGCAACTAAAGTATTAACCGATTTATTACGCGAGAAGTTGTTATACGGAACTTGCAGACGCTGTGTCTGCTCTTCCGTCAGTCGTGCTCGAGGCGCCCCCGCAGCAGCGGCTCTATCCACTGGAGCAAGCTCGCTTGGTTGTAAACCTCCTCCGCCTCCGGGTCGTTCTTCTCCAACACCTTCGGCAGTCCCGATCCCGGCACCCTCCTCTTCTCCAGTAGGTCTTTCACCACCGGGTTCTCCGCTAGGAGCAGGAGCGGCACCTCGTCCCTCTCCAGTGGCACCTCCAGCAGGCCCGCTTGGTGTAGTAGGCTCTCCACCTGCGCCAGTTCTTGGTCGTCTGCCTTCTCCGCCAGTTTCTTCAGCCTCACCTCCAACTGTAGGCGGTGCTGTTGGGGGTTTAGGCGCAGCCCCTTCGGCCCCTGTATCGCCCCCAGGAGCCTCCTCTCGTCCCCGGAAGGGCCCCATGTCAATATTTGTGCCATCCAATACTCCCCTTAGTTGATCCCAACTTTCAATAAGCCGCGGCAATGCAGCAGCCGGCAACAAACGCTGTGTCGCGTTAGCACGCCGACCGTCGATAACAATCATATCAACGGGATAGGTCGTACCTTGCTTAGCGTATAGATCACCCGCAACCGTGAAGTGATCTACAACGTTGTACTCATTGTAAAGTTTGTAGAAGAACTCACGCTTAGATTTGCCGCGATAAGCAGTTCGACGCGAATCCTCATCCAAACGGTTTGGTCCGCCGATTAACAGAACAGCACGGCCATCATCTTTCATAGCCGTGAGCGCGTTCAACGCAATCGCATGATCACGCTGCTTAGTCTCAAATCCATCGATGTTATAAGTCTGATCACCCTCGCCATACGGAGGATTGGTCAGCACTACATCTACAGCCTTGGGCTGAAATTTCATTGAACCAGCATCTTGCTGGTTGACCTTAAACCCTTGGGATTCAAGTGCCGCTACTCGGTCGGGATTGATTTCATTAACAAAAGCGCTCTGCGGTTTGGCTGCTATCAACAAAGCGCCTTGACCAGCCGTAGGTTCTAAGATCGTACCGCCTAGCTCATACAGTTGCGACAACTCAATAGCCGCGTGAGCAAGTGGCAACGGTGTGCTATAGGCTTGATTGGCAATGCTGACGCTATCTCGAACTCCAAGAGTAGGCATCTGCTTGTTGTTAAACTCAACAAGCCGGTTATAAATATCCTCCGTATATTCTTCTTTTTCTACCACTTCCCGGCCATACATTACGCCAGCAAGTTCTACCGCCTCATCAACCAGTTTGGCATCAGACGTACCGGGTTCAATCTTCCGGCCAAGCACATTACCGGCAGCTTGTCGTGCGGCATTGATATTTGCAAACCCGTTGCCATCCCTAAACGTTTGCAAAAACGATTTAGCTAGTTTTACTCGATCATTTTCAACGGGCGGTTCTGACGGTGGTTTTTCACTTTTAACTTCGTCTTCTACAAAACGAACAACATAAGGTTTGAGATTGGCAATCTGTGCTTTGTTAAGCCGTTTAGCCAATTCTTGAATGATGATACGGATTGCTTCGGCAATATCTTTGACTGCACGACCTAAGCTAGCTACCGCTTTTTGAAATAATGGCTTGGCTTTAGCGTATGTTTCCTCATCAAACCCAATGCCAGAACTTAAACGACCTTTTTGTTTGCCGCCAAAAAGTTCAACAAGACCGTCGATAGCTTGATCAAATCCTTCTGCAGCATTCTTGGCAGCACTAGCAGCCGCCTCTTTTGCTGTTCGCGGAGCGGCTGGCGCTTCCCCTGCTGGCGATGCCTTTTCAGGCATCTCTTCTTCAAGAATTGCATCAAACAACTTAGAGGCAGTTTCTTCTTTCTGATCCGGCATTTCCTCATCTAAGATGTCGTCAAACAGTTTATCTGCTGATTTAGTTTCTGTAGATGGTTCAGAGACCGGAGCTTTTGGTTCCGTTGGCTGTATCGTTGGTTCAGCTTTGAACTCAGGACGATAGGGCTTAAGATCAACGCCTAGCATTTGTCCAAGTTCACGTTCAGCTTGCTCAAACTTGGTAAGTTCTGATCTTTTATAGCCGCGTTTCATGCCTTTCAATTGATTGGCATAACGAAGAAATTGACCGCTTAATTGACTAAACTGGCTTTTAAACTCCAGAATAGGTTTGGGGAATCGATTATCAATATCTGAAATCTGAATGCCTTGTTGCGCGACTTGTCTTGAAATGTCATTAAGTTTATTCAAGACCAAATTAGTAACGTCATTTGGAACTTCTTGTACTGATTCAAACTCATATGGAGTGTCATACAAGTTTTCCTTGGTGCGTAGCTTGGGTTCTACCGGAGTATTAGTCCCAGCAGCAGCACCTTCAATCAATCTTTGTTTAGCGATATTGGTGCGAGACGATTCCTCAAGAAACGCAATTTCAGTTTCGTTATAAGGCTTTTTGGTTTGTCGGCTTGATAGATTGTCAGCCATGTCATTCATGCCGGCGTCACGATACGCCTTGACTACGGCATCTAACCTTGACTGAAGTGCAGGATCAGTCACGCCTGCCGGCGCTTGCGGTGGCGGAGTTACCGTTTCCCCAGCAGACGGCGCCCGCGGCAATTTGCTCACTTGCGAGTCATACTGTTCTCTAGCCTGTTTTTCATTAGGCCAAAGCGTCATCTCAGGCAAATACTGTTGTGTGTCCTTGTCAAATACTCCGACACCAAACATGCCAGACTTATTCTTAAATAGCCTGATCTCTGTGTTTTCACCACTTGGGGTGAACGACAAAATTTCAGCCGTAGGCGGTGTAACCGTAGGCGGAGTAACGGGCGTAGTAGCTGGCGTCGTAGTGGGCGGAGGCGGGGCGCCAGTCGGTGCAGCCGCAGTCGGCGTCACCGTTGGAGGAGCGGTAGGCGGCGTCTTACGGCTCTCTGTAATCAACTTCTGCAGCGTTTCTTGAATCGATGTTTCTTGATCCAACAAACTTTGATATTGCGCTTGTAACTGAGCGACTTGCTGAGCCGCAGCACTTAATTGATCTGGCGGCACATTGGGTGTAGCTGCCAAAGCCGCTTGTTGTTCAGTTGCTTGATCAAACGCTGCCCCAATTGCCGTCCTTTGCTGCTGTACCGTCTGCAAATCCGTCTTCGCCTGTTCAATCGGAGTAAGCGGTTTAGCCGATTCTGACGGGACTGAGGGAGGTGCAACCGGAGGAACGGACGGTAGTTGTGCTGTTGTCGGTTTTGGCGACGGGGGTTGTGCAGCAGGAGGTTGTATAACAGGAGCTGCAGCCGCTTGTTCAGGCTCTGGGCCGCGCAACAAACCCAATACTCCACCCAACGTACCGCCGCCAATAGCCGCCAACGCTGCCGTAGCGCCCAATCCAGCCGTCAGGGACTGCTCAGGTTTAATGGTCTGCATCGCAATGTTGGCAGCAAGCTTACCGCCCACCTCTTCCAACATCTCACTAGCAGATTCACCCAACAACCCTTTGATACCAGAACCCAGTCTGGTTTCACCAGCGCGACTGATGGTCCTACGACCCGCATCAGTTTGAATGGTTTTTGCGGCTTCACGAGCTAATGGCACTCGAGCCATCGCCTGTTCAATCGTCTTGGCACCCGGCAACTTCTGGGCCAAAGTAGAGATTACTAGCGCAGACGCACCGACTCCACGAGCACGATCCAAAGCTGTTTGTTTGGCCACATCAGGGTCAATCCCTTGACTGACCAACTCTTTGTACATGTTCTCAAAAGCTTCAGCACCAACATCGGCGCCTTGTTGCAGCGCACCGGTACCAATAGCTGCAGCTGTTCCATATCTAGCTGCCTGTTTAGCCCCTTCCTCTAAGCTAGCGTTAGCAAATGCTGCTCTAGCCGCTCCTGCAACACGACCAATCTTGGCCGCTCCCAACGGGCCCAACAGTTGAGGAAGTTGCTCAGTAATAAACGAACTGAACAGCGCAGGATCAGTAATCGTTTCACCAAACGCCACGCCAAAGGCAGGAAGTTGTCCGCCTGATTTTTCCGCTTCTTCAATACGGCGAGCGCGTTCATACTCCCGCGCTACCAGGCCGGGAGACTTTAAACCTTCTCCGTACTTCTTGATTTTTTCACCCAGTTGATACAGACCTGTCTCTGTATCTCCGGTGCCTAAAGCATACAATTGAGCCGGAAACTGGGTAATCGCTCCCAATCCACGCGTCAGCGCCGCCGCTGTATCAGTGCCTAACGCTTCACCATATGTACGTTGCCTAGCTTGACGCCGAGCTGCTTCGCCTTGCTCTTGAATGGCTTGTTGAAGTACGGCTTGAGAAGTGCCCTCTGGGGCCTCAATGGTATAGGTGTATCCGTCAGGACCTTTTACCTGATATTGCGGCATCACAGCACCTTAAAGTTTACTGACGTGGAGCAGCGGCACCTGTTACTCTAACACCAGCATCGGCTGCAGACGAAGGAGCAGAAGAGGCGGAAAACGGCTCCAACCCTTGTTGAGATCGCAATTCATTGAGTCTTGGTAAGATAGAACCAAGCACCCGCGTGAATTGAGCCTCATATTTTTTTTCAAATGCTTCAATTTGTTGTTTTTGAGCAGGCGTACGTTTTTCTGGAGGAACGCGCATAGCAGCTGACAACATAATGTTGTCCTTTAGCTCGTCGTTCTTTTCTTTCAGAATCTTACTTTGCTCTTGAGTAAATCGTAGTGTCAAATCACTAAGTTCTTTGGATTGTCCAACTGCACCTCGAGCACCCGCCCCAATTTCTGCAACAGCGATTTGCGTCATCCGATCCAACGCCTTATCACTCAAATTGAGCTGCAGTTTAACGGCTTGCTGCGCCAAATCAGCCCGGATCTTGTCAACATCGCCAGAATGTTGCACTGCAGATCGAACTAAAGTATTGGCTAGTTCAGTACGAATTCTTTGATTGGCAATACCAATTTCAGATTGAATCTTACTTTCCACTTCGGCAATCTTACTGCCCAGCTCAAGCCCTTTACCCTTGGCTTGGTAAGCCTGTCTTTGCTGTTCAATATCTTGCAGTCGTAGCGCTTCACGACCAGTTTGAATTTCTTTCAGAGCTTGCAGTCCGGCAGCTTCTTGAGCGGCACCCGCTTGCATCGCAGCCTGACCATATCCACCCAATACACTACCTAATCCACGCCGACCAGCTGCGCCCAACAATCCCGCTTGTAGGCGATCCAACCTTTGTTTTTCAGGATCACTTGCTCTGGCGTACGCCTCTTCTATCTTAGCCAAATCCCTCTCTCGAGCGGCTCTGATTTCAGGAGAAATTGTTGGGAACTCTGTGCCATATCGCTGAATGTCGGCTCGCAATTTAGCCAGTTCTGCCAATCCAGCCGGCGTTGGCGCAGCTTGATCAGCCTCACCCAATGATCCCGCAATACGATTGCGCAACATATCGCCAAGTAACAAGTTAGTTGCCGATGGTTGACCAGCTTGTAAAGCACCTATTCCGGCTTGCACTTCTCTGGGATCAACATTAGTTTGAATGGGTGACCTATCGACCTGAGGTGCTGCTTCAGGCTTGGGAGGAAGCATCATGTCCGGCGTTAATACCTCGGCTCCGCCCGCTCGCGTACCCGCTGCAGCAATAGCTTGTGTGGCAGAAGGTTCTGGTCCCAATGCCGCGCCAACCACTTGTGGTTTGGCAGCTTCCGGAGCTACAGGTGCAGCTCTACTAGTCCGGGGTTGTTCCCGTAACAGTTTTTGAGCCTCAGGCATCGCTGCACGATATTCGCGCAACCGCCGATCGTAATCTCTATATTCAGGAGTAATAGCACCAGAAGATGTTCTTGGGGATCCAGACGGTTCAGGACCAACAATTTGTTTTTCGATATCGCCAAAACCCTTCCCCTGTCTATACAAATCTGCAATTTGTTCAGCAATAGTTTGAGGGCTAGATACGACATCTCCAGTTTGAAACGCTACAATCCCACCAGCAGCCATCGCTTGTTCTGGCATGACATTTTGCGCACCCGGCGCGGCCGGCAAACCAGAACGCATCATTGCTTGACGACGTTGAGCATCCTGTTGTTGAATAGTTTCTCCGATTTGACTGGCTAATTCTTGCTTAGTCAGATCAAAAGCTTCTTTTTCTTTTTGATCTCTAAGCGTAGGCAACCCACCGGGGGGCATGGCTTGCGCCTGTTTCTCAGCCATAAGCTTACGTTTTTCGCGTGTTAGTTGCTCATAAGCAATAAGCTCTAACAAATCATTGCTTAATTGAACGCGTTGACGCAGCTTGTCTTCTTGACCGCGGTATGCATTCATTAACCGCGAAAGTTCCATGTTCATCATGGTCATGCCTACCTTATTTGGGAACTACGCCAATATCTCTGAGCAATTGTAAAATTCCACCCGTACCACCCAATATGGTGCTAAGAGTATCGGGTTGAGAATAACCATAACTTGACGTTGACAAAGGCAAATTAGCCAAAAACTGACGTTGAAACTCTAAAGCCTTGTAAGGGTAATCCCTTTCTTCTTTTTGTTGTTCAATGTCAGCTGTAATACCAGCTTGTTCAATGCCACGTTGAGTAGCACCTAAATCAGCCATTTTTTGTATGGTGCTCAAACCATAATCTTGGGCTTGTTTAGTAGCTAATTGTTGTCTATTCTGTTCAATATTAAACTGCTCCATCGCTTTGTCATACGCAGTTTGGTATCCCTTACCGGTAATACCTGCAAGATTTGACAACAACGCACGGTTGAGTTCTGACTCCATGATGGCTTGGCGTCCACCACCCAAACCGCCTTGACCCGTCAAACCACCCATCAATTTGGTACGCTCAATCCCGGCCTGTCTACGCGCTTCTGCAATCTGCGGATCCAATGCGGCTTGCAGATACGGATTCATGTATTGCTGCGCCGCCTGACTAGTAAACGTTTGCGGCGTATAAGCTTGCATTTGCTCAGTTGGAATAGTAAGTCCGCCAATACCTGAGAATGCTTGCTTTTGTAAGGTCGATTCACCAGCAGTTAACGGGCCTTGTATTTCTTGATAAGGCGCTTCTGATAACGCTCTCGCCTTACCCAACATCTCAGTAACATAAGGTCCCGCCCAGTTGGACAGGGACGATTCGGTACTGGTTTGTTGACCAACGTTAGTGGCTATATTGCTTCCGGTAGTTGCTGCGGTAGCCATGATGACCTCACTTAGGCATGTATTTTTCAGGGCTGATCTGTTTGCCCTGTTTAGATGTTCCGGTACGGGCTTTGCGAATGCGGTCCATCATGTCGTACAAGCGTTGAGCGCCTGCATCAGAGTTACCGTTCCCCAAATGACTGACAACATCGGCAGGGATCACAAATTCTCCGTGGCTAAGCCGCGCCTCTTGTTTGCCGTCGATGTTAGCAGGAAGTTTATCAGCCATACCGTCTGTAGGACCGCCAAGATATCGACCTTGTGCAAGCTCCATAAGCCCACCCGTTGCGGCTTTGGGAACAAAAGTCGTGTCAGAAAAATATCTACGACCACCAGAACCTGGCCGTCTAGTCTCGTCTACCGGTATTGGCACTCGCTGCCGTACAGCAGTAAACCGCGGTACCGTTCCTTGATATCCAGACGGAGCAGGCGTCCCAGATCCGCGATTAAGCATGCTTAACAATGCTCCAATACCCAACAGACTGCCCGTATTGATCTTTCCCGCTTCATCAACAAACAGTTTTTTGAGAGCATTTGATATTCCAGATGGAAGAATATTGCCGGTTCCACCAGAACCACCCTGACTGCCTGCTGCCGCTTCTTCGCCGGGGAGTCCTTCCCCAGTTTCATAACTACTGCCCGGTCCTCCAACTATCGGGGGACCCATTCCGCCAATCGCCGCAGTTGGATCGCCTAACGTAATTTCTTCCCGCGCAGGCATGTCTCCGCCAAATGGATCGTAATTTTGATAACTAGTTATCAAATTTTGACCATAGGTGTAACCAGCATCTTCGTCCATGTTAGCCTCTGAGGAACTTCAATAGGTCTTCGTTAGTCGTAGAACGTTGCGCACTGTATGGGGTAAACATCTGTTCAAACGGCACAACAGGCACTTCTTTGGCTACTTGATACTGCGGCGGCGGAGGTCGCTGTTGTTGACCGCCCATGAGTCCCAATAAGCCTAAAAATGACAACGGATCAAGCTGTTGAGACTGTACCGCAGAACCCGGTGCCGTGCCACCTTGAGTTCCGGTTGGCGCCCCGCCTGTAGGTTTAGCTCCACCCGTTCCACCCGTTCCACCCGTTCCACCGACAAGATTGACACCGGACCCAATAAAATTATCTTGCGCCCCCGCCAAATCTTGACCAGCTTGCTCTCCGTAGTCTAGCTCCTGTCGCACACGGTCGCTCTCAATCAGGTCCCGCTCTTCCTGCGCTATTTGACCTATAGTGTCCGCTTCCTGTCGGGCACTTTCATTCTCAATGAGCTGCTGCTCCTCGGCGGCGATCCTGTCCTGCTCTTCTCTGAGCAACCTTGCCTGCTCGTTTTCGTATAACTGACGCTCTTCGTCCGCTATACGCGTTTGGTCAGCCGCTAGCTGGCGGGCATTCTCTGCCTCAACATAGTCTTGAATATCTTGAAACGCCGCTGCTTCGGGGCGTTCTCCAAGAAATCTTGCCAATTCCTCTTGCGTTGGGGTATACCCTGCCGACTCAAACGCCCGCATGGCTTCTTCAGGACTAACCGTCGCCTCGTCTAAAAGCGAAATAGTTTTACCAGAAATATCTTCGGCCACATCCTTGCCAAGTATTAAACCAGTACTAAATACTTGATTGACCAGATCGTTAACATTAGAGGCTTGTTGGTCCCTTGTGCTTAATAAAGAATCAAGCGTTGCTTTATATTGATCAGCCGATGCGACTAACCCTTGATGTTTGGCTAAATTCTTTTGAAATTCTTGATTGGTCTGATTATATTGCTCAATTTCTGGGGCAATTGCTTTATATTGTTCTTCTAAAGACGGTGCATTTGTATTGATAAAATCCGCTTGTTTGCGGGCAATCATTAATGCTTGATTAGACCCCGGAGAAAAGTTTTGAACTGTTGAATAATCAAGATAACTGCCGCGATACCAATAACCACCGTCTGGCTCATAAGCGTCATATTCTACTACTCTTGGCTCACCTTTTCTGTATGTGTGAATAAGTTCAGTGCCAAACTCGCCTGACACTTCTTCAAAAACTTCTTTATAGCCTAATTTAGTTGCAAGTTTGTATGTTGGTGAATTAGGATTGAAAAACTCGTGGAAATATCTGGGGCGTTCGTTATTTGCAGCTACTGCTAAGTCATAAATATCTTTTGCGTCAAGTAAAGATGCTTTTTTACTTTCAAAATTGGCAATTAAATTTTGTACTTCGTCTTGGTTTTCAACCAACCAATTTCTTTGTGGTTCTAATACTTCTTCAAGAAAATTATTAGCTGATTCAATTTGTTCTTGATATTGATTACCAGTGGTCTCAATATTCCGCAGAGTGCTACGCAATTCTCCAGTGGCTGTATTAACAGCCGTACCCAACGCACTATTAGCTAATGAAGCGCCAATTGCCGACGAAGGATCTTGTCCATTTAGGATTGATCTAGTCGCAGAGTTAATTGTATTGCCAAGAATCTTATCGCTAATTTGCGAAGGATCAAGACCAAGTTCAGTTTGAATCTGTTGACCAACAAGCCCGGAAACCGCGTTTGAAACAGCACCCTCGAGAATATTTTCAAAACTTGCACCTCTAGCGGCGGCAACTAACGCACCGGGTGAAGCATTTGTAAGAACTGTTTGAAATAACTCTCGGCTAGCTGTAGACGCCATTTCTGGGGCAATCTCAATCGGCAGATCACCAAAAACTTCTGAAGCAAACCCTGCAGAAAGGTTTCCACCTACATACCCAGCAGCCATATTTAGCGCCATGTCCTCCATACTGCCACCACGAATTGCCGTGATTGCAGGGGAGCTAATATAAGCCGGAACACCTACTGCGTTGAGGGCAACAGTTGCTATAACTGGCAACGGATCATCTAAAATACGTTCAACAAAATTAGAAACAGCGTCGCCAACATCTGATAAAAAATCAGTGACAAAACCTAAAGGATCACACATTTACCACCCCACGATAAATGGCACGACCTTGTTTGTCGGTTCTAACTTTTTCAATATCTACGCGATAACCTAACCGCCGCAACATTTCAAGAATTTGTGGATTATGAGTTTCTCCAAAGTATGATTTAAATCCTGCTTTATCTATTGCTTTGGCAAACTCTTTCATGTTTCTGAGAAAGTTTTTTGGAGTATCAGCATTGAATATAAACATTTGCGCTGAATCATTGGGCAGCAACTTCAACCAAGCAAGAGTGTTACCATGACGCAGTACACGATGTGTGTTTTGCTGAACAGTCATGTATACCGTGGCATAGGCTTTTTTCCAATCCACATTACCTTCTTTAATTTCGTCCGATTCACGGATAATTTCTTGGGTAGTCATTTCTTTCATATTACGCCACCGAAGAAACAAACGAAGCGGTCAAAATGATCGCGGGGCTAACTGGATGCACAGGGCTAGTTTTGGCAAGATATGTGTTCACCACGGTCACCTACTGCGTTAGATCATAAAACGATAGCGATCCCACAGCATCGCCCGTCGTAGCACCAGAAACCGTGCGAATTGCAACCGTATAAATGTCACTTGTTCCGGCAATGGACGCACCAAGTTGTAAATCAAAGTTGTACGCTGCGGCAAAGCTAGTACCACTTGTGCCACCGCTGCCAGTCGAGGTGACATAATCTGTTTGTACAATCGTCCCGCCTGTCGTTGCCGTGGCGGCGACATCAAACTCTACGTTGGAATCAGAAGGAACCGTAGAGGCCCAAGTTGCCCCAGTTAGCGTTGGATTCTTAATCAGAGCAACTTCATAGTTTTGGCTGGTCGTTGGCAAAACCTGAACCCGGTTTGGTATGACTACCGCCCCAGTGCGTCCAGACGCTAATCTAATGGACACCAAAGGCAAAAAGGTTGTCCCAATTGTCCCCAAAACTGTAGTGCGCCGCGCCACATGGTCAATCGATGTCTGCTCAAACCCGCCCTCAGAAACCACCGAGCAGCAAATAGATTTCATAGACGCTGCAAGCGCCGATGAAGTAACGATCTCATACCGAACCGGCAGGATTGCCGTGGTCATATAGACGTTGGTGATTTCGTTGGCGTTAGTAAATGTATGACAGACAATATATTCGCCGTTGATGATGAATCCACAGCGCACCGAACCAACACCCAGCCACTCAAAGTCCATCCACAGAATCTGTGCTTTTGTTGGATCAAGGGTGTAGCCTGACGCCCCCGTGCCATCTAACTTGTCACCATTCCATGCAGATTGATTCACTGTCCGGGCATCACTGACTGAACCCGTTACATACGAACGTAGGACAAACGAATACGTCCCATCAACCCGTTGGAAGAACACTCCATTTTGGTCGTTGTAATAACCAACCCGCTGCGTCAGATTCAAGCTCTGACTGCTGTCCATCACAAAGGTGGCAAGAACCAACAACCCTTTTCCGGGTTGATACGGGAATGACCGATAGGACTGCCGTTTAACTGAACCAACACCGGCACCTGTAACCTCCATCTTCACCGCTGCTTCATTGGAAAGAAAGGAAGTCGTGCCTGTCCCGGTCGTCGATACATCAAACTGATTATCGGCAGCGTAGCGGTTCTGACTGTCAAAGAGGGTAAAGGGCTGACTGACCCTTTGACGCCCAAACG